AAAGTTGTTAGCAGCTTGAGTTACTAAACATCTTTCAGATAGGAAGTTTACTTCCATAGCATCAAGAGTTGAAGTAAATGCACCACCAGCAGAACCAGTTAACCAAGACTTCATTCTTCTGTCGTCAGATTGTGAAGCTCTATAACGTACATGTAAGAATGGTCTACGGATATTAGTTCCTAATACTTGATCGTAAACTGTAGAAGTTCCAGCTGGTACTAATACACCTTCAATAGAATTAACGCCAACAATACCTCCACGAGTAGAAGCATCATTTAAGTATTTCCAATCAGTTTTGTAAAAGTCATAAGAACCTCTTCTAAATCCTGAGAATCCAAGATTTAAAGCCATTTCTTCAGAATTTTCAAATAATCCAAAAGCAGTACCTCCAGCAAATCCGCCAGAAATAGAAGCTAGCATATCGTCAAAATCAAGAGATGTTTGTCTCTGTAAGAATAACATGTTCTCTTCAATTGCTCCTTGAGTATCTAAATTTTTAAGAATAGCATCAAATTCGTCAAGTCCAGCAGCAGCAGTAAATCCTACTTCTACATTTCCACGAGTTTGAATAGCAGCAAATAAACCTTCAGTTCCCGGTAAAGCGCCAACTGTTTGGCCTGTACCACCACCTTGATTAAACTCGCCTTCTACCATAGCCATTTCTAAGTGATCTTCAAAACGTAAACGTGTTTCAGATTCAGCTTTTAAATACCATAAGTATCCAGAAGTTCCGTCTTCAGTTGCGACTTCAACCCATCCAATTTGAGCCATATCAGATCCGTTAATTACGAATTGATCACGAATAATGATTGGTGAATTAGAATATTGAGTAAAAGAAGGAGTTATAGAAACTCTTGTATTAGCATTTTGCACGCCAGTTCCAGCAGCAATACCGCCTAATTGAGAACCTTTAACATAAGCAGAACCATACACAAACACTTTAAGTGTTGGAATACCACCAATTGCAATAGGCATAGCAGCTGCACCTGTAAAACCAGTAGCAACTAATCCAGTCCCTTGAAAAGGAGCAACTGTAAAACTAGCACCACCTGCACCAGCCGCGGCTGTTGTAGAAGCTGTTACTAAACATTTTTCTTCTGCACCAGTTACTGGATTTAACAGAACTACTGTATCATTAATTGATACAACGTTATCTACATTAGCAGCTAAAGTAATAATGTTTGTATTAGCAACATCCGCAGCAATACCAAATCCAGTGTAGGACACGTGCAATCTGTTTTGTTCTGACCAAATTACTTGATCACTTGTCATTGGCATTTCAGCGCCAACCATTCTTAAAAAGCCTGATAACGTTCTGTTTCCATAACGCTCTACTTCAGCTTCATATACTTCTGGCAGGTATTGTTGAGCAAAGTCATTTGCACCGCCGTTAAATTGTAGGTAGTTACTAGGCAGCAATTGTTGTGCTTGCGAAGGTATTAAACTACCAAATTGAGGAGTTAAACTCATAATTGTTTGTTTTTTTAGTTAAATTTTTTTGTTTTAATTTTTAGTTTTGTAGAATCAGCGCCTGAAATTGCTTTAACTCTAAGTCCGTTTACAAATACATCTCCTTGAGTGGCCCTAGCTTTAGTGCTACTTAAGTTTTTTGAACTATTTACAACGTCTTTAACTGCATCTGCTTTTCCTTGCTCGTAAAAATGAGCGGCAATCTTATCTACATTGTCAGCGGCATACATAGCTTTGTGATAGCCATCAACATCTTTAACATTTCCTTCAGCGTCTAGGAACTTCCCGACAAGGTTTTTAATGTTTGATTGGCTTTTTGCAACTTTATCACGATTTTGAATATTATACTTATAATTTTTTTCACCAACTTTAATATCGAAACCTTCGAAATTATTGTTAAAATGATTTTTAGTATTTTCTTTAAATTGTGCGTGTTGTTGCTCAGCTGTTTCTTGCTGCTTATTATATCGGTTAAAAAAGTCCGTAGCTTTTTGTTGGTCTTGAGTAACGCCCGGTCTCAACTTGATCTCGTCATAATACTTACTCTTCGTCTCTTCCAAATAGTTTTTGGCTTTTGCAACTTCTTCTTTAAACGCAATTCTTTTTTTGCGTGCATCTCTATCTTCGTCAATATCTTCATCAATGATAAAGTCTTCTAGTAACATATCAATGTCTTCACCTTCTAAATAAGGCTTTTCTTTTTTATAGTATTCTTTTAATAATGTAACATCATCTACTTTAGAGTAGTCCGCGTTAAGTCTAGTATAATCTTCTATTGTCCCACCTGTTTCTTCCATAAAAGAAACTAGCTTTTCAATATTCTCAGGTAAAGCCTTGCCAAGAATTCTTTCATCTTGCACTGCTTTTTCTACTTGAGCTGTAACTTCTTTAACTTCTTCTTCAGTTACTTCTTTGATTGGAGAAAACCCTTCAACATCCTCGTTGGACTCTTGTATAGGTTCTCCCACCTCTGCGCTATCTCCGGATGATTTTTCCACAGATACTTTCTCTGTTTCTCCGATTTGAATGGCATCTTCTTTTTGTTTAGGGATTATTACTTTAGTAACATCAGGCTCTAACTCAATTAAAGGCTCTTTTATATTTACCTTAATTGGATCATTATTTTGCTGTGTTAATTTTTTAGGAGTTTTCTTTTTAACTTTAAACTCGCCTTCCTGCTTAACAGGTTCATTTGTTTTTGTTTCTGACATAATATAATATAATTAAATAATTGTTTACTTTTTACATAAAAGCTTGCATCCCTGTTTCGGGTTGCTGTTCAAAGTTTATTGGCAAGCCATCGTTTTTTCTTTGGCTTATTAATTCACTTTGCTGCGAAGCTTCCATCTTGCTTCGATTATCTTTACGATCTTCAATAGAACCTTCTTTTTGTTGCACCATTTGAACATCCATTTTTTTAAGCTGCATATCGTATTGAAATCTAGTTTGCATTTTTTGTGCTTCTAGTTGTGCTGCAATTTCCATTCGTTGAATTTCCATTTGATTTTTGGACTGTTCAAATTGAACATTTGATCCCATTATAGCTTCTTGTTTTTGTACTTCAGCCATAGCTGTTTTTTCTGCTGTATCTGCCTGTGATCGTCCTTGAGCAGCTATATTAGCTTGTTGATTAGCTTGGTCTTGTTTAGCTTTAGCTTTACGCTTTACCTTAAGCATTTGATTTGCTAATTTAAGATTTTTAATATTTCTTAAATCTATAGCGTCTTCAAGGTCAATACCTCCTTGTTGCAATGCAACTTGTATGTTATTTTCTAACTGAGCCTCTTCTTCTTCATCTGGTTCTAATTCTAAAAATATACCAAAGTCATGAAGATTTAAATTTGCTATTTCGTCTAAGGTTTTAATATTAAATGTAGATATAGAATTTTGTAAAGCACTTCTAGTTAGTGGAAATTCTAATGCGTCAGCTATTTTTAGCGCAATGTTTTCGGCTAGTTTAAGAGTTATATAAAGGCCTGACTGGTTAATATGCCTGGTAGCCACATTGGATGCGTTAGCGGCCATCTTTTGCAATCCTACAAGCGAGTTCTTATCCATAGCCGTCCCATCTCTAGCTTCATTAAGCCCGGTTACATCGCGTATCATTTGTAAATAATATTGATACGTTTGTATTAAAGATCCTATTTTAGCCTGACCTGACGAACTGTTAAGTTCTTGAATAGGCACTTTACCTGAATTCATATCGCCGTCTTGAGTAAGTGATCTACCTACTATCGAACCAGTTTGAAAATACATATTTAATGCTTCTGCTGGATTGTAATTAGTTCCATTACCTAAATCAACTTCTGCAAGTCCGTCCATATCTAAGTAAACACCGTCTGGCACCATACGAGATAAAACTTGCTGCAGCTTTAAATGTGTTAATTGAATCATATCAGCAAATCCAATACATTTACTTACAAGTGATTCAATACGTCCTTTGTACATTCTTGGTGCACATAAAGCGTAATTCATTTCTACTTTAGTTGTGTCAGCAGTAGGCCTTGACATATTTTCTGCCAACTCCCATTTAACCATTTCATTTGAACCTAGTACTTTGGCTCCTGTATATAAAACTTCAATTGATCTTGAAACTCTTTCAAAGTTATCATTTTCTGGTGGATTAAATGAATCAGGCTTTTCTAAAGCTTTCATTAATCCCTGTGGAGTTTCTTTTATTTTAAATACTTGATTATGGTATGTTTTATAATCAAAGTATAACACTTGAACTGTGTTTTCGTCATAATTACCCCAGCCTGTTATATATTGACTATTGCCAGGCATAGATTGAATTCTTTCTAATTCTTTTTCGCTAATATTAGGAAATTCTTTTTTAAGTTCTGGTATTGTTATAGATTTTACTTCACCTACATAATACACGTCGTCAAAGTTAGGATCCTCGGTGTAAGAATAAACAACATAAGCTGGATCTACATAATCAACTGTAATTCCTTCTGCTGTATTAAAACTAGTTTTAGCTACCGCAATTCCTAGAACTGTCAAATCCATGTTTAGCCTTCTTCTAGTAAGCTCATATTTGTTTTGGGCAAGCACTGCGGCTATAGCTTCTTCTTCCGCTATTTCTACTGATTGCTTGTAGCTTAGCTGCATGTGAAGCTCTAATTCGTCTTTAGATTCCGGAATTACATCTATATTTGGCGTTTGATATAAATCAATACCTAACGTTTGCTTTAAGCTATTTAAATATTCTGCGGCTACCATGTCTTCGTAAAGCATAGAGGCATAATCTGTTCTTTTCTTTATTGACGATGGGTCTTGCGCGTATGCTTTAATTTCATAACTTTTTCCTGATATTCCGTTTACAACAATATCTACAAACTTAGATAAAATTGGCACTGGCTTCCAGTCTAAGTTTAAATAAGATAAATCACCATTAATAGACAACTCATCTTTGTATTTCTGTATTGATTGCTCGCCTCGAGCATATAGTCTTAATTGATGAAATTGATTCCAACTAGTTAAGTATCTATTACCATTAGTACGGCCTTGACCAAACCATTCGTATTCAATAGCCTGCCCAACCTGCGTCCCGTACTCTAAGCTTGCTTTTTCTGCATCACTCACTACTTGACTAGGGAAAGCGCTATTGGTGTTAGTATATATACCCATTTAACTTATTATTTTTGATGTTGAACCTTTGTTATCGTACTTTTTAAAACCTAAATCTACCGCTTCTGGTTTTTGCCTGGGTGGATTAGGTGCATATCTATGCTTGTTGCAAGCCATTAAAGCTAGCCCTGAACTTATAGAGGCATCATGCTTTGTTCTATTATTAATATCAAACTTTGCCCAATCTTCTAATGTTCTTTGAAAATACACATCTCCATAGCCGGTTTCTTTTAAACCTACAAAATCGTTTATATAGGTTTCTATAGCCGCTGCGTGAGCTTGCTTAATATCTTCACTGGAATTAGGTATTCCGCCTAACTCTCTTTCCGTAACAGAAAGTTTATTATATTTTTTATCAGGCCTGTTAATTGAATAACCTCTATAGCCTCTTCTTTTAAAATGATACAATAATCTTGGCTTATTATTTTCTGCTAGTATTGGCATCCCGTAAAACACGCAAGCCATTAATACATCTTCAAAAAATATTTCAGCGGTTTGAGGCCTAGCAATATATTCTAAAAAAAAATGATTAGGAGGTACATCCTCCATGCTAAACTTAGTTAAACCGTGAAGAGATCCATTGGATCCTCTGCCATCCGTAGTGCCCGATATATCATATGGATCACAGCCAAATGCTCCGCAGTGCTCATTACCAGGATGATTGCTACCATTTTTTATATATCTTTTATTTTGTAATTGTTTAGGTGGGACCCAGCTAACTAAAAATCTACCGTCTTTATTTGGTATAAATATTACTTTAGTATCTTTTTCTGCATTTTCCCATTGGAAACTTCCCTTAGTTACTTTAATTGAATTTTTAAGATCCTCATTAAAATCTATTTGCTCGTATATTTTTGTTAAATTAAATAGAGATTGTTTTGATTCATCTCTAAACGCATGCTTTGTTGTACGTGGAAATTGCCTATAAAATTCATTTAAACTATCTTGATCAGACTTTAACCCCGCTACTTCATTATCCCAATATTCTATAACGCCCTGCGTTATTTTTATTCCATGCGGATCTTCTACGTTTTTTTTTGGTGTGTTGAATACAGGTAAGCCATAAGAATCAATGTATCCTTCGTAGTTCCATTCCATAGGTATGAACAAAGAATAGAGTCCTGAGCGAGTCTGTCCATTGGCGTTTCTTTGAGT